ATCTGCGCTGAGATCCACCGGAAGATCCACATCGAGCTTGAACGTAGGATGGCTCCTATGGTAGCCTCGGGGCTCTACACCCCGGCAGAATTAGCCGCCCACAAGGACCTCCTGTGCGAGCGGATCACAATGCGTGAGATCAAACAGAAAGGTAAGTGATGAAAGACGCATCCTTCAGGGCCCAACTGGTGGCCCGTCGAACCTACTGCCGACCACAAAACGACGGGTCCTTTGAGTCCTGGGAGGATGTGGTCAACCGTGTCATCAACCACCAGGAGTGGCTCTGGGCTCGCGCCAAGGGCGGACCCCTGGACGTCAACGAGCGGGGCGAGCTGGCCGAGCTGCACGAGCTGATGCTTGAGCGCAAGGCCCTCCCCTCGGGGCGGATCCTGTGGATGGGCGGTACCGAGCAGGCGAAGAAATCCGAGATCGCCATGTTCAACTGTTGCTTCTTGGAGGTCCGGGACGTCTACACAGCAGTGGACGCCTACTACCTCCTCCTCAATGGTTGCGGGGTCGGCTTCAAGCCTGTTGCGGGCTTGCTGAACGGCTTTGCACAGCCTGTGCAGTTGGAGCTGATCCGATCGCAACGCACGACGAAGGGCGACCCTGGCAACCGGGAGCAGTACTACACCCGTGACGAGCAGGGCAACAAGCTCAAGGTCTGGCACCTCACCATAGGTGACTCGGGGACTGCCTGGGCAAAGGCGCTGGGCAAGCTCCTGACCATGAAGCGCCCGGTCGACAAGATCATCCTCGACACCACCGAGGTCCGGCCTGCCGGGGAACACCTCGCCGGGTACGGCTGGTTGTCCTCGGGGGACAAGAAGGTCTCGGAGGCGTTCGCCAACATCATCCACATCCTGTCCAACGCGGCCGACCGGATCCTCACTGAGATCGAGATCCTGGACATCATGAACCTGATCGGGACGACCCTCACGTCGAGGCGCTCGGCCCAGATCGCCATGATGCACGCCCACCATGAACTAGCGGAGCAGTTCGCTGATGCCAAGAAGGATCATTACCATAGTAAGCCCTGGCGGGGACAGTCAAACAACAGTCTCGTCTTCTGGCGACGGCCCAGTAAGCTGGAGCTGCGAGGGCTGTTCCAACGGATGCTCGACGCTGGTGGGTCAGAGCCCGGACTCTACAACGGAGAAGCTGCTCGTAAGCGTGCCCCCTGGTTTACCGGGACAAACCCGTGTGGCGAAATACTGCTACCGGATGGGGGCCTATGCAATCTGGTGGAGCTAGACCTCTCGAAGTTTACGGACACTGACGACCACGAACTCATGACCGCCATGGAGCTGATCGCTCGGGCCAACTACAGGCAAACCTGCGTCAGCCTCAAGGATGGCGTCCTGTCGGCCAAGTGGCACGAGACCAACGAGTTCCTGCGGCTGTGCGGCGTCGGCATCACCGGCATCGTGAAGTTCCTGGACTCGATCTTCGACTCGTCGGCACAGGAGGAAATCCTGTCGGACCTCAAGTGGAAGGCCAACAGCGCTGCCAAGCAGATGGCAGACGAGCTGGGTCTCCCGAGGCCCAAGGCGGTCACTACGGTCAAGCCTAGTGGTACCCTTGGGAAACTCATGGACACGACTGAGGGGCTCCACAGGCCCCTTGGGCGGTACATCTTCAACTGGATCGGCTTCTCGAAGTACGACCCGATGGTGTCCAAACTTGAACAAGCCGGGTACACTGTTAAAGCGAACCCGTACAACTCTGAAGAAGTGATCATCTGTGTCCCGGTCGACAACGGCCCGGGGGACTGGCAGGTCACCAAGGACGGACACGAGGTCAACCTGGAGGGCGCGGTCAAGCAATTGAACCGCTACAAGCTCGTCATGGAGACCTACGTGGACCATAACGCCAGCGTCACCATCTCATACTCCCCTGAGGAGATCCCCGAGATCGTGGACTGGCTCTACCGGAACTGGGATGCCTACGTGGGCGTCTCGTTCATCCTGAGGACCGACCCGACGAAGACAGCGGAGGACCTCGGTTACCCATACTTGCCCCAAGAGGTGGTGAGTGAGTCGGACTACCTGGCCTACACAGACGGCCTGAGTCCAGTCGATGTCCATGGTGGCGACATGCTTGACCTGGACGAGTGTGAAGGCGGGGCCTGTCCCGTCCGTTAGGAGCAGTCATGAAGAAGTTTTTCGCAGCACTGGCCGTCTCGACGGCTCTCCTGGTCACCCCGGTGGCCGCCCAAGACAACTGCGGCACCACGGCCCAGGCCGACGCCATCGTCAAGACATACGAGGAGATCCCCATCATCTCGTGGATCAACGATAAGGGCCAGATCATCATGGTCTACGCCAACCTCGACAAGGGTACCGTGACGGTGTTTGCCGCCCGCCCTGACGGCGACCGGGTGTGCATCGTGTCGGAGGGCATGAACGTCCGCATCGGCCCTGCACCGCAGAAGCCCCCGGGAAAGGACGAGCTGTGATCTACACGATGAGGATCTACCTGACGGGTGGGGTCATCATCGACAAGCTCAGCCGCTCGGCGGACAAGGAAGCCCACCTCCAGGAGTACCTGGGGAGGGGCGTCCGGACCACCGACGGCTCGTGCCTTGTTATCTACCCTGCCCGCATGATCGAAAGGATAGAGTGTTATGGCGCAGATAACCCGCCACCCAAGCTCAAAGAGAAACGCAAAAATGCTGCTCCTAGAGCTGCTCGAAAATCCTCCGGCGAAGCTAAGCGTGACATACCGCAGCCAGACGGGTGACTTTGTGGTAGACTGCTGCGAGGACTGGGACAACGAAGACGTGGCCCTGACCATCGCAACGCATCAAGTCTGGTTTGGGGAGATCTTACGTGGAGACCTTGACGACGAGTGAGTACCAGTTCAAGGGCCCGTGCAGTTCGTGCGGGTCCTCGGACGCCAACGCACACTACGACGATGGGCACACCTACTGCTTCTCGTGTGGTGTCCACACCAGAGGAGATGGAGATGTGGTGGAAGTATCTAACCCTAAGCCAGCTGAAGGCACTGTATGTGTCACTGACTACCCGGCTTGGAAAGCTCGGGGCCTCTCTCAAGAGTCCTGCCGCAAGTGGGGACTGGGGGTTACTGAGCACCGAGGTGAGCGCTTTCGAACCTTCAAATACGGAGACGCATACAAGCTACGTCCGAAGGAAAAGAACGGCATCAAGTGGGTTGGGTCCGCGCCGGACCAGTTATACGGTCAGAACCTCTGGGGGTCAGGTGGTAAGATGGTCATCGTCACGGAGGGTGAGATAGATGCCGTATCAGTGTCCCAAGTCCAAGGTCATAAGTGGCCTGTGGTCTCGGTGCCCAACGGGGCACAGGGCGCACGGAAGGCCCTACAGAAAAATCTGGAGTGGCTATCTACCTTCGAGACTGTGGTACTCTTCTTCGACGACGACGGTCCAGGCCGCGAAGCGTGCGAAGCCAGCGCTCCGCTCTTCAAGCCCGGTAGTGTCAAGATCGCACACGTCCCTGGCTTCAAGGACGCGAATGAAGCTCTTGTCGCTGGTCAATCGAAAGAGATCGTCACCGCGATCTGGCAAGCCAAGCCCTGGAGGCCTGATGGCATCGTCGCTGGCTCGGACCTTTGGGAAACCATTACCCGGCAAGAGACGATCCATTCGGTCGACTACCCCTGGAGAGCCCTCCAAGCGAAGACGCAAGGCCTTCGGAAGAGTGAGGTGGTTACGCTCACTGCCGGGTCGGGTGTTGGTAAGTCGGCGGTGGTCCGTGAGTTGGCACATCACCTCCTGGTGAGGGGCGAGACCATCGGAATGATGATGTTCGAGGAGACCGTCAAGCGTACGGCGCTCGGGCTCATCGGCGTTGAACTAAATAGGAGTCATCATGAAACTGACCTTAGAGCACTGGCCGATTTCGAGGGCGCTTATGCTGCTACTCTTGGGACTGGGCGCTGCTTCCTGTACGATCATTTTGGCAGTACTGGCTTTGATAATGTACTTGATCGGGCAAGATACATGGCTAACGCTCTTGGCTGTGGCTATCTCTTTCTCGATCACCTGTCTATCCTGGTTTCTGGCATGGCTGACGGAGACGAGCGAAGGCTAATCGACAACGCTATGACGTCTATCAAGACGCTGGCCATGGAAACAAACATGGGGATAGTCCTCGTGTCACACCTAAGGAGACCATCCAATGGTAACTCTCATGAAGAAGGCGCAACAACTAGCCTATCTCAGCTTCGCGGTTCTCATGCTATCGCTCAGCTCAGCGACATGGTTGTGGGTCTGGAACGAGATCAGCAAGATGTAAACAACCCCGACCTCACCACGCTCCGGGTGCTCAAAAACCGATGGACTGGCGAGACGGGCCTAGCAGGATACCTACACTATGACAGATACACCGGAAGACTCCGGGAAGTCGATGGTCCGAGTGCCGGACCTAGCGGTCGACCCTTCGAAGGTAGTGACTCCGAAATATTCTAAGGACTCGACAGTCATTACCGGGGTCGTCGAGGGCGTTCCGATCATCGGGGTACACTCTGAGGAGGAGGTCTTCGTTCTCCCGATCAGCTTGTTCCACCTGATGATGGAAGCCTACGTCGACGTGTACACAACAGAGGAGGCGTACCACTGATGGACGACGTATGGGACACACTTCAGAACGAGACGGACGTAGCTAAACTCATCGAGGTCTACGAGATGGGTCAGGACAAACTTCACATCATCAAGGAGCAGATCCGTGAAGGAGACCGAGAGCATAACAAAATCGTCTACTACCTCAAACTCATTAAAGCTCGCATTGTTGAACTCTCAGATCGAGTTCCTGACGGAGCAACTGAGGTACGAGAGGGAGACCCACAAGGAGGAGATCCAGAAGCTCAAGGATGAGCTGAGGCACCTCAGGTGGAGCCATAGGCTATGAACACCGAAGACGATCTGATGAGGGCGTCAGCCCTCGTCTCCATGCTCGCGATCGTTGGTGACGTCGACGAGGTCCTGGACAGCCGTACGCTCTTCGGGCTCAACTTCAACACGTACGACCTGGACCAACTCCGGTTGGCCCTGGCGTTCATGCTAGTCTATAAGGACATGGAATGATGAGTGACAAAACCCAGCATTGTCCCGGCTGCAAGACCCGCCAGGACGAGATCGAAAGCCTACGCTACGCAGCCCACTCTGCGATCGACGATCGGAAGATGCTGCTGAAGGAAACGAAACGCCTGCTCATGGAGGTCGAGATCTACGAGAACGCCCTACGCAAGATCACCGAGTGCCCACACCCCATCCCAAGGGCTGACGGCATGGTGGATATGGATTGGAACCCTGCCCGCATGGTGCAGATAGCCGAGGAGGCCCTGAAAGAATGGACTTAATCTTCGACATCGAGACGAACGGACTGCTAGACAGCCTGGACCGGATACACTGTATCTCCGTCATCGACTTGGAAAACCCCTACAAGGTCCTCGACTTCGGACCGAAGGACATCGCCGAGGGGATCGAGTACATCATGAAGGCCGACACGTTGATCGGACACAACATCATCCGGTTCGACATCCCGGCCATCAAGAAAGTGTACCCCTCGTTTGACTTTAAGGGGACACTAGTGGATACGCTCGTGGCGGCTCGGGTCATTTGGCCTGACGTCCGCGACCGCGACATGATCCTCCGCCAGCGGGACCCTGAGTTCCCTGGTAAGATGCTCGGGAAGCAAACCCTCGGTGCCTGGGGCCGACGCCTCGGGGTCGCCAAGGGGGACTATGACGGACCGTGGGAGACCTGGAACCGGGAGATGCACAACTACTGCATCCAGGACGCCCGGGTCACCCTGACACTCTACAACAAGATCCTCGCCAAACACCTCGACCCGCGTTGCTGGTACCTGGAGCACGAGGTATCCAAGATCCTATGGGAGCAAGAAACACATGGATTTGCATTTGACGTTGACGCCGCTTCAGATCTATATGGCAGGCTATGTGGGAGGCGTGACGAGCTTAATACTGCTCTGGCAGGTCTGTTCCCTGATTGGGAAGTGCGTACGCCGTTTGTCCCCAAAGCGAACAACAAGAAGCTAGGGTATGAGAAGGGTGTCCCAACCGAGAAGGTCAAGGTCATCCAGTTCAACCCCAACAGCCGAGATCATATCGCGAACCGTCTTGTCGAGAAGTACGACTGGAAGCCGACGGAGTTCACGCCGGAGGGTAAGCCCCGGGTGGACGAGGTCGTTCTGGGTAAGCTCGACTATCCCGAGGCCAAGCTACTGGCCGAGTCTTTCCTCATCGCGAAGCGCATTGGTCAACTTGCTGAAGGCCAGAACGCTTGGCTGAGGATGGAGAAGGACGGGGTCATCCACGGCTCGGTCAACGGTAACGGCGCAGTAACAGGGAGGATGACACATGCGTACCCCAACATGGCCCAGGTTCCATCTACTCGTGCGCTTTATGGAGCTGAGTGTAGGAGTCTTTTTGTCGCTCGCCCTGGTCACCTTCTGGTTGGCTGTGACGCTGATGCTCTTGAGCTTCGCCTACTCGCCAGCTATATGGCCTACTTTGATGATGGGGCTTATGTAGATGTGGTCCTCAACGGCGATAAATCGAACGGCACGGACACTCATTCTCGAAACGCTGAGGCGCTCGGTTGTGATCGGGACACAGCTAAGACGTGGTTCTACGCCTTCATATACGGAGCTGGTAACAAGAAGCTGGGAAGCATCCTGGGAGGTAGTGCGAAAAGAGGAGCTGCTTCAAAGGCTGACTTCTTTAGATCACTGCCTGCACTCGGCAAACTTGTCGAGACAGTCAAGACTACAGCCACCCAAAGGGGACACCTCAAGGGACTGGATGGTCGTGAGTTGCCCATCAGATCGCCGCACGCGGCGTTAAATACCCTGCTCCAGTCCGCTGGTGCAGTCGTAATGAAGCAGGCCCTGGTCATCCTCGACGAGGACATCAAGGCCTACAACGAACCGGCTCACTTCGTCGCGAATGTACATGACGAGTGGCAACTTGAAGTGGAGGAAGGTAGTGCAGAGCGACTGGGACGAAGAGCAGTTGACGCTATTCGAAGAGCTGGTGACGAGCTTGGGCTTAGATGCCCTATGGACGCCCAGTATTCCGTCGGACGAACCTGGGCCGACACCCATTGAGGAACAGATTGACTTCGACGAAATCTGGGCCGAAAAATTAAGGAATAAGTATGGCATCGCCAAGCCATTTGCTGATTGATGGAGACATCCTTCTCTATCAGACCACCCAGTCTTGTCTCAATGAGGCGGACTGGGGGAACACCTATGTCACCTGTTGGATGGACCTCGGGGAACTCAAGTTCCTCATCAACACCATCCTGAACCGCTGGATGGAGGAGCTCGATGCGACCAGTTACACGATCTGTCTTTCGGACTATGAACGGAACTTTAGGAAGGAACTTGATCATAGCTACAAGGAGCAGCGGGATGGATCAAAGAAACCCGTCGGCTACGCGCGGGCTTATGAGTGGATACAGGGAATACACCCGTGTCGAAAGGTGGAAACGCTGGAGGCAGACGATGTTATGGGCATCATGGCCACGAACGGAGAGACGGAAAACCCAATCGTGGTCAGCGACGACAAAGATCTGCGGCAAATCCCGGGACGACTTTACGTTCCACGTCGCAGGGAACTCCTTACCATCACGCCTGAAGATGGCTATCGGTACCACATGCACCAAACTCTGGTGGGCGATCGGGTCGATAACTACCCGGGGTGCCCGGGGATCGGGGAAGTACGGGCTGCAAAGGCTCTCGACGATAAGCATGTGGAGGACCTCTGGCCTACCGTCGTGGGCTTATATACTAGAGCTAAACAGACTGCTGAAGACGCAGTGCATCAAGCGCGACTTGCAAAGATCCTTCAGCACACAGACTACGTAAAAAGAAAGGTAAAATTATGGGAGCCAAGTGTGAGTTCTGTGGTAGTCGAGACAAGGCGTGTTCCTCCTTCAGGGAGTACGCGCACTGCGACGAAGCCCTCTTCCACGCCAACATCGACTGGGACGAAGCCGTCGACTCCGAACTTCGATACTACCCCAATGAAGGCGGTCTCGAACCTGAGGTCAAGACGCTAGGCCGAGCCGAGGATGTCATCAACATCCCGGAGCACTACGCCAAGTGGAAGATCGAGCCTATCACCTTCGTCATGAAGAACGGCCTTCCGTTCGCTGAGGGGAACGTCATCAAGTACACCATGCGCCACCGGGACAAGAACGGCCTGGAGGACATCAAGAAAGCCATTAAGTACTTGAAGTTCATAGCAGAAGCAGACTACGGGGTGGAGCTTTAGCTCCCCCTTTTTCTATTAGGGGCGCTTTAGGAAGGATACAGGATGCAAATTCCTTACATCTCCAGGGAGTTACTAACCTTCCTGGAAGAAATTTATCCGTTGCGGATGCCCACTGTTGACGAGACAGAACGAGAAATCTTCGTCCGAGTTGGTCATCGCGAGGTTATCCGCACTCTTAAGAAGTTCCATGATGAGCAAGTTGCGAACAGCATGGAAGGAAGGTTATACAAGAATGTGCATGTCTAAACCCAAGATGCCGAAGATGCCGACCCCGAAGGACCCGGTCCTGCCCGCGCAGCCTATTGCGCCGCAGAACCCTGCGTCTCTCCAGGTCGGCCGTAAGGACGAGGATGATGCAACCAGCAAGCTGAACGCCAACAAGGCCCGTAAGAAGCTCCGCATCAAGCGGACTGACTCGGTGTCTACGCAGGGCGGACAGAGCGTCGGTGGTGCCTCTGGCGTCCAGGTGAACTAACATGTGTACCTCAAGTGGCCGCAAGGCGGCCTCCGAGGGGCTCACCGCACAGCGTCGGGCTCCCGGTCGCATGGTAAGTAAATCCAAGTTCGTGGGCGGTCAAGCCGCTCTCTACAAACAAGTCAGTGTCAGCGGGGACTACATGAAGGGCCTGTACAACCAGGCAACCCGCGCCAACGATCGCATGGGTGCCGAAGCCGGTGGGAGCACCATCGACGCCCGGGCCTACGGCGGTACATCGCGTGACACGGGCGGCGAAGCTAACAACACCGAGGTCAGTTTCTCCGGCACGCCCTCCCTAGGTGTCACCGGTGGTACCTATACGGGTGCCTCAGGGCGCAAGTACAACATCAACCGCTCCTCGATAAGCAAGTACGGCTCTGGTGAGACCGGTGGCGACGTCCAGAGCATGACCACCACCTTCGGGGTCGGTAAGCGACAGCCTCAGGGTACCGTCATGGACAAGTCCGCGAACACCGCTGGTGCCCCCAAGCGTACGTTTGGTGTCAAGAATATGTCCAGTCCTGATGAAGATCCTGATCGGTACAAGAACTGGAACGTCGGTGCCGTCAAGGGCGGTGTTGACGTCGGCAAGACCGAAGAAGAAGCCCGGGCCACCTATAAGGACTTCGGGATGGACTTCGACAAAGACGAGTATCGCGGTGCGTTCTACAAGACCGAGAAGGGCCTTGCGAACCAACAGCGTTCCAACGTCGCCGGTAAAGAAGGCGCTCGCCGCAAGGTCAACCGGATCCGCAACGCCAACAAGGGCGGGATCGGTGCAGACCGTGGAAACCGTCGCCTGAAGGGCAAGAAGCAGGGCAACCTGCGGATTAGCTCGGCCGGTGTACAAGGCGGTGGAACTGGCGGGGGCACGACCCTTAGCTAATGGAAACCAAAGGCGTGGCTGAAGCCCGGTACGAAGCATTGATGCGCAATCGCGAGACAGTGCTAAAGCGTGCTAGGGAAGCCTCGGCCCTCACTATACCCAACGTGATCGTCCGCTCAGGACACACGGAGACGAGTGAGTTGCCGACGCCCTTCCAGTCTGTGGGTAGTCGCGGGGTTCGTAACCTCGCATCCAAGTTCCTGCTCTCCCTCTTCCCGCCCAACGTACCGTTCTTCAAGTACACGATCGACGACCTCGCGGTCGAAGAGATTGAACAAGAGGCCGGGTCAGAGGGTCGCGGTGAGATCGAGAAGGCGCTAGGTAAGCGCGAACGACTGGTCATGAAGGAGATCGAGTCGTCCTACTTCAGGACGGCAGCCTTTGAGGCTTTTAAGCATCTGATCATCTCGGGGAACGTCCTTATGTTCGTTCCTGAAGATGGGATGGCTCAGGTCTTTGGCTTGGATAAGTTCGTGGTCTCTAGGGACCCCTCGGGGACCGTCCTTGAGATCATTCTCAAGCAGTCATTTGCCCCGAGTACTTTGCCCCCCGAAGCGCAAGCATTGCTCGGTGGAGGGGGCACAAACATGGGTATGGATGCCCAGACAGTGAACCTGTACACTGGTATCCGTAGGACCCAGAAGGGAAAGTACGAAGTCATCCAAGAGGTTGGTGGCAAGATCATTCCCAATACCCGCAAGGTCTTCGACGAAGAGTCCTGCCCTTGGAAGGCCCTCCGGCTGACCAAGATTGACGGCGAGGATTACGGTCGTGGCTACGTGGAGGATTACCTCGGTGATCTCATCTCCCTTGAGGGGCTGTCTCAGACGCTCCTGGAGGGCAGCGCAGTTGCTGCCAAAATCATTACCCTGGTCAACCCCAACGGGACGACCAACATCAAGGACATCGCCCAAGCCGAGAACGGCGCGGTGATTGCCGGATCTCCCGACGAGGTCGCCATGTTGCAGGCTGAGAAGCGTGCTGACATGAGCGTTGCTCAGACGCAGGTCCAGAACCTCACACAGAACCTGTCCTTTGCATTCCTCATGAACACTGCTATCCAACGGCAGGCGGAGCGGGTGACTGCACAGGAGATCAGGTTCATGGCGCAGGAACTTGAGTCGGCCCTAGGTGGCTTGTACTCACTCCTCGCTCAAGAGTTCCAGCTTCCGATGGTACGTATCTTCGAGAAGCGCATGGAAAAGAACCGCAAGGTCCCGCCCTTGCCGGATAACATCACGATGCCTACCGTGGTCACCGGGCTCGACGCCCTGGGCCGTGGTCAGGACCTCCAGAACCTCGATGCGTTCCTCATGGGACTCGGGGAGCTCATGGGGCCGGAGATCCAGAAGTACCTCAACTTCCAGGAATACATCAACCGGCGTGGTGCGGCACTTGGTATTGATATGAACAATCTTATCAAGACGGACGAGGAGATTGCACAAGCGGAGCAACAGGCCCAGATGATGGGTCTTGCCCAGAACATGGGACCGCAGGCCATCCAGGCCTTCGCCCAGATCCAGGGTAAGCAGATGGACGGTGATGCCAAGGTGGCTGCCGCCGCTGCGAAAGAAGAAAAAGGATAGTACATGTCAACCGAACGTGAGGCCATGCCCGAAGACGCCACACAGAGCATGATCAATTCTGTGAACTCGACGGATAACGTGGACGAACCGAAGGAACCAAGCCGCCCCGAGTGGCTCCAGGAGAAATTTGAGTCTCCTGAGCAGCTCGCGAAGGCCTATGACGAACTACAGCGCAAGCTGGGGCAATCCAAACAGCCCGCACCAGATCTGGACAAGCAGGAAACCCTGCAAGATCCAGCGGAGCAGACAGAACAACCCGACAGGTCACAGCAAGTAGACCAATCTGCTCCACTCCTTCCTGGTCTTGACAACGACACAGTCGAGTCAATCAGCGATTATGCGTGGGAGAACCAGTCACTGAGCGACGATCATTACGAGACCCTGGCTAAAGCAGGATACTCTCGTGACATGGTCGACGCCTACATGGCCGGTCAGTTCACCATGGCCGAGCAGGGCCACAACCAGCTCATGGAAGCCGGTGGCGGTGAAGGAAACGTACAGACGATGTTCCAGTGGGCTCAACAGAACCTCCCGGAACAACAGATCACAGCCTATGACGAGATGTTCGATCGTGGCGGCCCGGAAGCCTTGATGGCCATGGAGAACCTCCGCGCGAAGTTCGACAACGCAGGCGGATCTAGCGCATGGCAAGGCGTGGTTGGAGCCAACGCCCCGTCGCATGACACTTCGGTGTTCCAGAGTAACGCAGACGTGATCGAGGCTATGTCCGATCCCCGTTACCACACGAACCCGACGTATCAGCGGCAGGTCATCGAAAAACTAAATAGATCTAACGTCAAGATCTAACCATTGCGGGTTTGCTCCTGGCCCGCTATAGGTCCCCCTGGGTTTTGCCTACCTCCTGCCCGGGGGGACCACCTAATGGAGAGCGACATGACACCAACTTGGATGCCGATCGCCCAGACCTATGTCGGCACAGACGAAGTACGGGGTTCTAAACACAACCCTAAGATTGTAGAATGGTTCAAAGACGTAGGACACGGATGGGTCAAAGACGATGAAACTCCTTGGTGCGCTGCTTTCGTGGGCGCGGTCCTGGAGGAAGCCGGGTACACCTCTACCCGTGCCCTCAACGCGCGTTCTTATCTCACTTGGGGTCATAAAGCCAAAGACCCCAGCTACGGAGACATCGTCGTCTTCTGGCGAGGAAAGAAAGACGGATGGCAAGGACACGTAGCCTTCTTCGTAAAGGAGACTAAGGAATATGTGTGGGTTCTTGGGGGTAACCAATCCAACTCAGTCAACATCCAACGATACTCAAAGTCCAAAGTACTGGGCTACCGCAGGCCCGCGACTCTTAAAGCTTCACGCACAGTTACAGGTGCCGGTGGTGTGGTCGCAGGTGAAGCTATCAGGCAGACCGCCGAGCGGGTTGACGAGACACGGGACATCCTCCTAGGGTTTCCCAATGAGTACATCCAGTATATCGGTCTAGCCCTCATGGCCCTCAGTGTCGGACTTATCGTGTACGCACGTTACGACGACATCAAGAAGAAGGGCCGATAGATGAGCAGTTTCTCAGAAAAGTACATCCCAGACGAAGACGCCAACGGACTCTTCTTCTCTCACCTCACTCTGAACGGTGACGGGACCACCCGGGACATGAACGTAGACGGGTCGGTTACCCCTCAGTACTTCTACTGGGGTCCAGCCGCTGGTAAGGTGGGCGTTGTGTCCTCGTTCGCCTTCGAGATGACGGACGCGAAGAACTGGTCTCTGGCCGAGTTTGCCAACCTAGGGTCCGCCCTTACGAACGGCCTCGCGATCGAACTGTACGACACCGTACTTGACTCGGTCGTGGCCGACTTCACCGATGGCGAAGACATCAAGTCCAACCAAGAGTTCTACCAGTACTTCTACGACGCATCCTACGATGACTGGGGCTCAGGCGACACTGAAGCCATGCTCCACGGCCATCTCAATCTGAACGTGACCATCGGCGCACCGCTCATCATCAAGGATGACTTAGTGCTGCGTGTCGGGGTGCTCGACAACCTGACCGCTGTAACCAAGCTGCACTTCAACATCTCCGGTTTCTATGGAGTTGGGCGGCCCGGTAAAAGCGGGACGAGGGCGTACTGATGGAAGACCTACTTAACAAGATTGTAGGACAGATCGGCGACCTGATACCCTCATGGGTACCTTGGGTTGCCGGGGGTTCTACCGTAGGCCTGATCGTGCTGGCAGTGCTGGCACCTTCGGTCCTCCAGATCGCAGCCAACTGGCTCTCGGCCCTGTCGCCCATCCTACGGGGTGTCGCCTCAGGGATCGTAGAGTTTGTTAAAGCTCTGTGGTCTGGATTTCTCGATATGACCGATAACGGTCGTAGCTTGCTGTTTGTGGGGGCTGTGGCCCTTGCAGCCTACCTATGGGGGTACACCCACGGGGCAGGCTCAAGGACGCTCCTACCCCCCTTGAACAGCGTTCGTGAGGCTATTGTGCCGCTACCTACCCCTAGACCTTCCAATTGGAAGGACTGGCTGGGCAGCTGATGCACATTAACCACAGATTGAAGCTGGTCTTCTGCCGAGTGCCTAAGACAGCTTCCACTAGCTTTATGCGAGCCATCGGCCACTGGGATCTAACCCCCCAGGTGGCTGCCGGTAAGCATACCCACGCGATGTTCCGTGAGATGACAGACAAGTTCATCGAGGAGTATCGTGACTACCGGTGGGTCGGGATGGTGAGGAACCCCCACGATTGGGTCCCCTCGCTCTACTCCTGGATCCACAACAACCACCCCAGGATGAAGCAGACCGTATTCGGAAGCACCGAGGTCCCGCATAACTGGGTGGAGTTCCTACAGGCGCTGAAGGCAACCCCGATGGACTGGCTGTCTGACCCAAGGGTCCAGGACCGCATCGAGGTCTTCCGCATGGAGGACATCCCTTTGATTGAGGCGTCATTTGACATTAAGATGCCCCATCAGAACCGCACGGCCAAACCCCGTGAGTTCAACCCAACTCTTCACGAAGATGCTCTCGTTCAACAGATATTTCACAGAGAGTTATCTTTTTACAAATGAACCGACTGGATATTGAAGTGACCCAATGCGGGCTCCTACGGGACCACCGCCACGGACAATCCTTTCTAGTTCCGCATAGGTTCTACCACAACCAATATAAGGATAAGGACAATGGCTGCTGCCACTCCTTCTGCTATTGGTGGTATCGACCTCTCCGCTCTTAGCGGTACCTATGCCACCGACAATGCCCTCTTTCTGAAAGTATTTGGCGGCGAAGTCCTGACTTCGTTCGCTCAGAACACGGTCATGATGGGCCGTAACTTCGTCCGCACGATCTCCAGCGGTAAGTCTGCACAGTTCCCGATGATCGGCCGTACCTCGGCTGCTTACCACACCCCTGGTGCGGAAATCACGGGCGACGAGATCGAGCACAACGAGAAGATCATCGTCATTGACGACCTTCTGGTTGCTTCGGCGTTCCTGTCGAACATCGACGAAGCCAAGAACCACTATGACGTTCGCGGCCCCTACAGCCGTGAGCTTGGTCTGGCCCTCGCCAACCAAATGGACAAGCACATCCTTCAGCAGTTCCTGATCGGTGCCAACGACGCTACCGCTGCTCCTTCGAGCGAAACGGATCGCGTTGGTACGGTCATCGACCGCACGGATGCTGGCCTCACGACGCCTGCTTCGGACTCGTTCCTCGGTCAGGCCAACGGCCAGAACCTCGTTAAGGCCCTCTTCGCGGCTGCTCAGTCGCTCGACGAAAAGAACGTGCCGAAGGACGGCCGCTTCGCCATCGTCAAGCCGCAAGAGTACTATGCCCTTGCTAACCTGGATGCCATCGTGTCCGCAGACTTCGCTCGCCGCAACATCGGTGGCCGTGAGTCGGGCATGGTCTTCCAGATCGCTGGCATCGAGATCCTTGCTTCGAACAACCTGCCGACGGCTGACCTTGACGCCACGACTGGTGCTCCCCCGCTGACGGGTGACGCCACTGAGCGCCACGCTATCGACGCTTCGAACACGGCTGCTATTGTCGGTCACCCGAGCGGTGTCGGTACGGTCAAGCTGATGGACCTCGCCACTGAGATGGACTACGACATCCGTCGCCAGGGTACCCTGATGGTTGCCAAGTATGCAGTTGGTCACGGCGTCCTGCGCCCTGAGTGCTGCGTGCAGATCATCGACGTGCAGGGCTCTTAATCCTAATTAGTGGAGAAGACCCATGTCACACTTTGCTGCAACGAAGATCTTTGAAGATCTTATGGATACCGAAGGCGGTACCCAGACGATCGCAAACCTTCGCGCTTACTACCAAGCGTACCTGACGGAGCAAGGCTCCAACGGTGCGGTTAGCTACGAGAAGTGGCTGGCCTGTGTAGAAAGCTACATGCGGAACTCGGCTCTGCCGGGTGCTGCGTAACTTACCCAATGGGGGAGACTTTGGGGAATACCCATTGTCTCCCCTTTTTTTTAAGGAACCATCATGGCATACGTGAAGGACACACCTGCTCGCACCGCCACTAAGGCGACGAAGCACGACACCAACACTCAAAACGCCAGGGCTCTCTGGGTAGGTACTGCCGGTACTGCTAACCTCACAGACCCTGAAGGAAACACCATGGCCGACTTCCCACTGGTTGCCGGTCTCAACCCGATCCAGGTATCGCGTGTCCGCACTGGCGGGACTGCTGACGACATCTGGCTCCTGTCCTAGGAGGGCGCTATGCTCGGACTAGGTATCAGCTTATCCAACGCTGCTCTCATGGGTGCTGGCGGTGGAGGAGGGGGCTTCAACCCTTCTCAACTTACTCTACTCGGGGCGTACGAGATGTTCGACCGCTCCTCGACTTTTCAGGGCTATCGCAACCTTAAGGCCAACACTGGGACCTACGTCCCGCTCAGCAAGACCAAGGTCGATACGACCCCCCTTGGTACGATCATGGACAAGTCGCAGCTCCCTGGCTGGGACGGTACTCAGACCTTCCAAGAGTGGCTCGATGCCACAACCCCGGATGTCGACCACGACTTCTCCAGCGACCCCGGGTACACCTTAGGTGCTGGCTGGGCCATCACCGGTGGCAACCTCGTGGCAACGGCGGCAAACTCTTTAGCGACCTACAACTTCGGCGCGGAAGACAACACCTACTACTACTACGAGCTGACCTTCGGGTCCTACACCTCGGGTAACGTGGGGGTGGACTTCGGTGGCAACACCGGGACAATTAATGTCTCCGGGGCCGCCTCGACGACCTACCAAGGGGTCATCTGGTCCGGAGCCTCTGGCAACGGCAACGTAGAGATCACACCAGTGTCCGGGAACTACGAGATCGCCTCGATCAAGGTATGGAAGACCCCAGGGAACCACGTCTTTGCCACAGGTAACGACCGGGGCACGGCACAGACCGACGGCAACGCCATCACCTACCTCAACACTCTTAACGGTGACTGGTTCATCGGCGACGAACTAGTAACGATCGCTGGTACTAACATCTCCGGTCTGGCCATGTTCGATCCGAACGACACCGGCGTTATGAGTGCATACGGCGGCATAGCCCACATCGGCCTCAACGCTACTGCCGAAGACAGTATCCTATTTAGCAACCAGACCGGTGGCGGATCGTTCACCCCGAACCTATACATTGACGACGGTGCGAACACCGAGGACCTCTACACCAGAGGATCCGCGAACGTCGCCCTACAGCTCGCTGAGTGGAACGTCAACGGCGGCACTTCGTACCAAGTGTGGGAAGACGGCTCTTCTGTTGGGAGCGGCACGCCTACTTACACGGTGGACATGACCGGGCAATCTAACAACATCTCCATCGGCACGACTGTTGAAGGTAATGACTCGTTAGACGCTTACGGTGCCCTCTACGCGGTGTACTTCTACGAAGGCGATCGGTCAGCGGACCTGTACACCTACGTCAACACCAACACTGGGGAAAACTTCTAATGACCCTTTACGCAATGACTGAGTTAGAGGCGGTCAACATCATGCTCGCCTCTGTCGGTGAAGCGGAGGTCACAACTATCGAAGACGAGACCATTGAGGATGCCCAGATGGCCCTCACTACGCTCCGGCAGGTCTCACGCGAAGTCCAGACAGTTGGGTGGCACTTCAACACCGACTACGACTACCCTATATCTGTGAACGTGGACAACAAGCTACCGTACCCTGTTACGGCTGCCCATGTGGACCCTATGGACACCGAGAGCAAGGACCTCGTCAAGCGCGGGGACTTCATGTACGACCGGGTCAACCGGACGTTCGTGTTCTCTGCCGGGACCACTGTCAAGTTCAAAGTCACTTGGCTCCTGGACTTCGGGGATCTCCCCCAAGCCTGCCGGGAGTACATCACCTACCGCGCCGCCCGGCGCTTCGGTAAGAACGTCATGGGCGATGAAGCTACGGTCCAGTTCTCCTCTCAGGACGAACAGATGGCCCGGGCTAACTTCCTGGCCGACGAAGCTCGTCGCGCTGACCACAACATGATCACGGACTCGTGGTCGACCTCTCGGATGTTCTACCGGAGACGGAACACCATTGGAGGTTCCTAATGCCTAGAGTACTTGGGAACATCCCAAACTTCATCAATGGCATCAGCCAACAACCTGCGGCCCTGAGGCTCCCGTCTCAGGCCCAGAGCATGACTAACTGTTACCCTACGGTGGCCAAGGGCCTGTCTAAGCGCCCTGCACTGGAGCATGTCACCAAGATCTCGAACTCCCAGGCCGACAACGCCTTCGTGCATCTGATCAACCGCGACGTCACCGAAAGGTATGTCGCCATAGTCGACTACTCGGACACCCAAAAGGTCCGGGTCTTTGACTTCACAGGTGCTGAGGCTACCGTGACCTTCACGGCTACCACGGCGTATGTCCCCACGGTCCCGTCGACTAGTATGGCGGCCCTCACGGTGGCGGACTATACGTTCTTCGTGAACAAGTCGAAGGTCGTGGCTAAGGATGCTGGTACCGTTGCATCGCGGCCTTATGAGGCCCTAATCTCCTTCGGTACGGTCCAGCCTGGATCCGAGATCAATGTTATTGTGACAGAGGCCACCGTAGGGACCTCTACGTACACCCTGGCCATTGGCGACACTGACCCCTCAGAGCTAGACACTAGCTACGCGGCAGGTCAGATCGTGGCCCGGATGCAAAGTGGTGCTGGTTCGCCAGCCACTGGTCCGGCCTTGGGTGCCAACTTCACTTCTCACAGCCTCACCGAGACTGCCGGGTCCGTTATCTACCTCGCCAACTCCACCAATGACTTCACGGTCACGGTGCGGGACGGCTCGAACGGCCTCGGGATCAAGGTGATCAAGGACAAGGTCCAGTACTTCGAGGATCTGCCTCGGGCAGGCGAAGAGGGCTTCGTGGTCCAGGTCGCTGGTGACCCCGTGACATCCTTCGGTTCCTACTGGGTGACCTTCGAGAATGCTGGTATCCCTGTCTGGAAAGAGAGCGCCCAACCGGGCATTGACAATCAACTTGACGGGGCGACCCTACCACACACCCTGGTCAATACCGGGGCTCTCGCCTTCACATGGGATGAGGCCACCTGGGATGACCTTGCAGTCGGAGACACAGACACCAATAGTTTCCCGAGCTTCATCGGGGAGACCATTAACGACATCTTCTTCACGGAGAGTCGCTTGGCCTTTCTGGCTGGTGAAAGTGTCATTATGTCACAAGCCGGGGAGTTCTTTAACTTCTTCCGTACGACGACAACTGCGCTTGTGGACGGGGACCCGATCGACGTAGGGACTAACCACACCAAGGTTAGCATCTTGCGCCATGCGGTACCGTATCAGGAACAGCTGCTTCTGTTTAGTGATCAGACTCAGTTTCGCCTCACGAAGGGGGACCTCTTATCACCATCTACTGTTGGTATCGACCCGATTACCGAGTTTGAAAGCTCTATCCAGGCGCGTCCAGCGGCTGTGGGGAACTTCATCTTCTTCGGTGTCGAGAAGAGCGACTATGCTTCCGTACGAGAGTACTACGTCGCTGATGACTCGCTGCGCAACGATGCTCGTGAGATCACCGGCCACGTACCTCGCTATCTACCAAGCGGTATCAAGCGTATCGCGGGCTCGTCGAACGAAGACGTGATCATCATGCAATCGTCAGGCAGCGCGGTTAACGAGCTGTTCGTCTACAAGTACTTCTGGTCGGGACAGAACAAAGTCCAGTCGGCCTGGGGTAAGTGGTCGTTCCCTGACGTTGACGCGATCCTCGGCTTCGACTTCATCAAGTCCACACTCTACGTCGTCACCAAGCGTGGCGATGGGGTCCACCTGGAGAAGATGGAGCTTGACACCGGGTCAGAAGACGACTCGGGGACTAGCTACGACTACCACCTGGACCGCAAGACGTTCTCGACTAATGCTGACGTAACCGGTACTTACTATGGAGAGAACCTTGACCATACAGCTTATACTTTCGCTGACATTGACTGGGATAATACTGTCGAGCCTGTATGTGTTGGCATCGCTGGAAACAGTGCGACTTACCCGGTTGGCTACAACGTCCCCTTCTTGCAGTTCACAGCAAATCTACTTACCAAGTCAGAGGCGCTAGATCACGCGGACTGGACGAAGACAGGCGCTGCTACCATTACGCAGACGACCCTGACGTCACCAACAAACACCGCCACGATGGACGAGATCACGTTCACCGCTGGTCCCACCGATGGTGTCCTACAGACCTACACTCCAGACGCTTCATCTATGGAGGTCGGCGACTCGTGGAACTATGCGTTCTACTACGAGCCTACAGGGACTGCCGGGGTCTTCAAGACCAAGATCAGGTTCGCCACTGGGGGTACCCCGGAGGAGTCCGAGATCACGGTCGATACGTCTACCAATACGATCACCGTAGGTCCGACCAACGGTGGTGTGGCTACCATCACACCGCTCAATGGAGGGTTCTACCGTGTCAACATCGGTAAGACGATCACTAACGCAAGCAATGCAGACGTTGAAGTCTACATTACGCAGGGTGCAAGCGGTACATTCCGCTGCTGGGGCCACTACCTTAACTCAGGCCTTACGGCTGGATACTACATCGGCACCGATGCGACCAACGAGAACGAGGCCCTTGTCTACGAAGGTGACTTGACTGCTGACGACTTCGCCTTTGGCATCCCCTACACGGCAGAGTATGTCGTGTCGGAGCTTGTCGCTAAGGCCCCGTCGAGTACTGGAGGCGGGGACCAACAAGGGGGCGGTACCGTCCCGATAACCGAAGCTCGAAACCAACTCTACTGGTTGAACTTCAAGTACGACGATACAGGGTACTTCAAGGTCCAGGTAGACAATGTTGGGCGTGACGCGAACACCTACGTGTTCAACGGTCGCGAGTCGAGCTATGTCGACAACGAAGTAGGGGCGCTCCCGATCAAGAGCCGGGGGTCCTTCCGAGTTCCTCTTCTGGGACGATCAGATCGTATTACGGTCACGGTCACCTCGGATGACATCCTTCCGTTCAACCTTATCAGTGCGGACTGGATGGCGAACCTACACATGAAGTTCAAGAGAGCATAATGAAGCAATGGGAGTTGGCAAGGCGGGAGGATGTCCAGCACGTTATGGACAACATCCGCAAGGAGGACTTCATTGAAGGTCTGGCGTTCCGGGGGATAGACATACGGCCTTGGGTGGTCGAGCACTATTCCCCCGGGCGCACCTACGTCCTCAGGGACACCGATGGTACCCCTGGGGGTATCGCGGGGACGGACCCTAATCCGTCAGAACAATACGGCCTAGTCTGGATGCTCGGGACACCTCTGATCGAACAGAGGAAGTTCAAGTTCCTGCGGGGCAGCAAGGATTGGATCGACGAAGCGTGCAGGCCTTACAAGGCCGTAGGCAACTTGGTCCATGCTGCAAACACTGTCCACCTCAGGTGGCTCCAGTGGTGCGGCTTCACCATGCTCCGTAAGGTCCAGGCAGGGCCGTTCAACGAAGATTTCATCGAGTTTATAAAGGTGATCGAATAATGTGTCTCATGCTAGGTGCAGTAGGCGCAGCAGGTGCAGCGGGTGGCGCGATGAGCGGTATCATGACCGCCGTGACATCCATCGCTGGTATTGGTATGAGTATCATGCAGTCCAATGCGCAGAACCAAGCTGCTGCCGCACAGTACAAGAACCAAGTCGAATACATCCAGCGTCAGGAAATCCAGACGCAGAAAACCCTAAACCAACAAGTAGCTCAGCAGTCTATGCAGACTCAGAGTGACACAGAAAAACTACAAGGCGAGAAGGCGGACAACTCTATCCGAGCCTACAAAGCCGCAAGCCGTGCATCAGCCGCAGCCGCCGAGAGTGGCGTTACCGGGCTCTCCGTCGATAACCTCATCGGGGACATCTGGGGCGAGGCTGGTCGCTACGAGAACAAGGTTGACCATAACGCTAAGGTGGGGCGTGCCCAGGCCAACATGAGCCTCAAGATGGCTCAGCGCCAAGGGTCCGCTCGGATCGCCTCTATGGAGATCCCGGTCAAGCCCAAGTTTAACACAGGCCTACAGATTGGCTCAGCAGTGCTGGGGGGTCTCTCTGGCCTAGCAAGCGCATTCTAAGGAATAGCTATGCCCGTATCAAGAAAGTCGCGTGTACAGGTCGACCCTGGGTTGAGAGACCCGGGGTTCAAGACCTACCGCGCTGAGTCGGTCCCTCACATTGACCCTCAGCGCAAACAGTCACAAGCATCAAACTACGAACGTCTTGCCCGCGACCTCGGGCAGTTTAACTCGAACCTCCAGTCCTTCGGTAGGGCCGTGGACGCCGCTAACAAGCGTGCCGAAGCCAAGGCCAAGAAGATGGAGGCCGAGAAGAAGGCCGCTGAGGCCCGTAAGAAACGTGAAGCTGCCTACGCTGCCCGCAAGAAGAGCGGTGGTGGTGGCTATCGCCGCAAAGGAAGGAAAGGACGCCGCACTCGCGAGCAGTGGCTCGAAGAGAAACGCGCAGCGTTCGAGAAGAAGTACACCCTTGAGAACAAGTACGGCAACGAGGTCTCGAAAGAGTACGACGCCGGGAAGCTCAAGGTCATCGGTGAAGCTGACGAAGATCCTGGCAGCGACAAGCGCGTCAAGGGTCTGCCCAACGAAACCCTGGAAGCCTATAAGGACCTGGGGGAAGTCAAGAAGGGCATCGGTAAAGAGTTCCACCAACAGCTCAAGGCTGAACGGGCGAACGAAGCTGCCGAAGGCTACAAGATAGCCGACCAGGACGAGCACGGGGAACCTGAGGTGGTCCCAACGGGGGCGTACACCGAAGAGGTTGGCCCCAAGGGCGATAAGATCATGGTCCCTGTGACCGTGCCTAAGGAGAAGCGGTTCATCACCGAAGACGAGATCATGATGGAAGGCCTGAAGAAGCAGGCGTTCATCGACTCGACTATGGGTTCCCATCCGCTGGTCCGTCGCCACTCCAAGTTCCTCAACTTCCAAAACACCCAGGCCCGTATCGCTGGACTGAAGGACGCTGAGCGCCAAGATCGGCACCATCAGGCCCTGAAGTTCCAAGAGAACACCGTCGTCGAGGAGATCAAGAAGGGCCAGGAGCTTGGGCTCAACCCTGACCAGATCGCCCAGATGGCTATCTCTACAGGCCTCCAGAATGCCCAGATAGTCTCCCCCGAGACCACAAAAGAGCATATCATCAAGACGACCATTGGTACCCTGGCGAAGACCCTGAAGGACCCCAACGTCGATCTGGACACCGTCCGGTCGGTCATGGCGTTCGCCCAGGGGTCACCAGATGCAGGCGTCGGGGTCACCTCGTGGCTCAAGCACCCGAAGTACCAGAAGAAGGTCGGTGCCCTGGTCAAGCTGGCCTCTAAGGTCTATGCCCGGGAAACGTCTAAGGAGATCGCCGCTGCCGAGGTCAAGAAGTACATGGCCGCTCGGGCTGACGGTAAGATGCCGACAGCGTTCCAGGACATTACCTTCCCGGTCAACGGCGAGACCCATACGGTCACCGCTGCGGAACAGCAGGTCATCCTGTCCGAGACAGTCGCCAACAAGGCGCTCTATCTCAACGGTAAGGACGGCCAGATGTATCCTGAAGAGGAGCACATCCCCCGCCTAGTGGCCGCGTTCAAGGACTTCCCGTTCCAACGCTCGGAGCATTTCGCTAAGATCTTCAAGGCGTTCCATGTCAACATTGGCGAGCAGATGCACCCACAGGACCCGAACTTCAAGAGGGCCAGGGCTCTAGCCGTCGAAATGTTGAACCAGGGACCCGAGGGTCTGGAGATGATCCGGCAGTACTTCGGTAACAAGCACATGCCCAAGTTCTGGGAAATGGCTTATGCCCTGGAACGGTCTGGCCCTCTCTCGGACGAGGACGTGATCCAGAAGCTCAACGTCTACCTTGACCACCGGAACACCCGGGCGAACGTAAAGCTCCCCAAGAGCCAATACGCGATCGCTAAGGGATGGCAACCGGACTACCTGGACAAGGAAGAGCGTGACCGGGCCATCGAGGTCGCTAAGGCTGACACCCTGGACGAGGAAGTCTCCGACAGTGAGTTCGAGACGCGCCTTGAGCAGATCGGTCAGCGCCTCCGTACGTTCAACCCGGAGTTCAACGGCCACAAGTTCAACGCTCGGGGTCTTACGGTCCCTGTGCGGGCCTTCTCCATGGCCTTGGAAGCTGGCTTCCCTCGGATCACGAAGGACTTCGGTCTGGAGGGAGACTTCCACATCCAGGCCACCGGTAACGGCATGTTCAAGATCGTCGACAAGAAGGGCGACATCCAGATCATCAAGAAGGGACCCTTAGCAGGACGCCCCGCGTTCCTCAAGCAGGAGACCATCATGACCGTCGGTAAGGACGCTGTTGACCGAGAGGCCCTCGTGGCTGGTAAAGAGAAGAGCCGTATCCGTGACCGGACGTGGTTTGGCTGGGCTGCTGAAAATCTCGGCTGGGACGACTATGACTATGTCCCGCACGAGCAGGCAGCTGACCGTCAACGCACCGAAGCCGGTGAACTGGAAAAGATAGCTAAAGAACATCCTAACGCGATGTCTGACAGAGGTATGTAATGGCAGAACCCCTCATCACTGAGGCAGACCAGGAGGAAGACCTGACTCTGCCTCCTGCTCCTGAAGTAGCCCCGGCTGCCGAAGGGGTTCCCCAAGAACCACCGCCTCCACAGCCCATCGAAGAAGAAGTTTCGGATGTGGATGCTAAACCCCCCGGGGAACCACCGGTAGCACCGGCCGAGCCTGTTCTAGCGGAGACGCCTCCGCCTGAGCCGGTCAACGAGTTCGACGCTAAGATCGCAGAGATTGACGCCAAGGACTACAACGAACTCTACGCTGTCACAGACAGTGATGTCTACAAGCCTGCCCACAGGCCGCTTACGGTCGAAGGGGCAGAGCAGTATTTGAAGATCAATGGCGGGCAGGACGACCGGGCAGACCCGAACACCCTGGACCTCCTGAGTTATGCAGCCTCGGACAACATCCTGACTAGGACGCTGATCCATGACGCTACCTCAGGGGCCATATCGAACATCGCCCTGGACTACCTCGCCCCTGAGCTTCTGAAAGAAGACCCTAACTTCAAGATCGACGAGACTGACCCGTGGTTCATGTCTCTGCCCCCACACCAACAGCGGCAGATGATGGAGTCGAACAACGAGATCCACTCTCAGCTAATCAAGAACCGGATCCTGCGCGAGCAGAAGATCGCGGACGAGTTTAGCCGGTCTGGGTGGGTCCAGTGGACCTCCGCGAGTGTCCTACAGCTTGTACTCGAAGGCGGACCTATCGGTCTGGCCGGTCGTGGTATCTCGGCTGTCACGGGCGCTGGCAGGGCCATCAACTGGGCCGCCACTGGCTTCGGTAAGGCTGCGCAACTCGCTCAGAACTCCAGGTACCTCGGTGCCGTCAAGGGGTCCATGAACGGCTTAGCAGGTGCCTCTACAGAAGCCTTCATCTCGTACAACATGAACGTGATTGGCGAGAACGAAGCACTCACTCAGGCCGCCCTCGGGACTGGCTTCGGTGGTGTGATCGGGGCTATCAAGCCCTCCTGGATGGGCGTTCACAGAGTTGACGTCGACCCGGTAGCTGCCAAGGCCGAGACCATTGACGCGCAAGCTGCGTTCCAGGCCAAGCAGGCCCGGGAGCGTGGTGAGGTCGTGGTCTATGGTGCCGAACAGGCCAAGCGTGGAGGGGACCCTGATGCCCCCTCTGGATCAACCGCACTCACCCCCCACAGGGCTCCGCTCGATGGGGACATCCTGTCACCCTCAGGGAAGGACCAGACGGGTACCATACGGAACCGCCATGCTGACGATGCGGAGTTCGAGGACCTGTCCCCGGAGAACCGCAAGACCACCACCGCTGAGACCAAAGGGGCTGACCCTGAGGACCTTATCGGTAGTCGTGCCGACGACGCCCCGCAGATACGCGAGGTCATCTTCAAGTCCGACGCTAAGCAGGTAGTCCGGGAACGTGGCCAGTCTAAGAACGCCACGGCTCACCTGGACAACGATGCGGAGTTCCTGGACGATGCCTTCGGTATCCTCTACGGCAAGATGTCCCGTGCCAACGCCGACATGCAGAAGCTCTTCGCTAATGCCTGGAGACGCCAAGGGTACCGCAACGAAGCAGCCCGCAAGGTCTGGACGATCGCAGGCAAGCGGGCCGATGACTTCGCTGCTAGGTCCGGTGATGACGTACGTCACGGCTGGGACAGTAAAGACGCGGCCATGAAGAACCTGGAGGAAGGCGAAGAGCTGGTCCAGGTCGAACTACCGGAAGGCACGAAGATCATCGAGGGCGGAGACGTCCTGGCTGACCGTGTCGGTGAAGCTGGCCAGATCATGTTTGGTGGTGGCAAGCTCGACGGCGGCCGCTTCAAGGCTGGACGGACGATCCCTAAGGGTAACCCGGATATGCTGCGTGGCAAGTATGCCGACGGACGGCCCATGCCCCCGGAGGCTATCGCTCGACGCAACTCCACCATGGAGGACCTTAACAAGCAGATCGACGACCCTGAGAAGATCGACCCGATTGATCCTAACGAGGCTGGCTCCGGTATCGGTGCTGACCGCGTCATGGACGACAAGGCGACTGTCCTGACCTCGGAGAATGCTACCAAGTGGGCACAAGACCCGGCCAATGCGCCCATGCGCGAAGGCTTTATCGGTCTGTCCCGCGTGGTCCGCATGATGCAGTCCAAGAACCCGTACCTAAGGTTGGGCACTCGGATGCTCTTCGGTGACTCGTTGATCTCTACCGGTAAGGACCGTGGGGGACCCCCAATGTCCACCAGTGGTCTCTCCACCGAGCAGATGCTCCGTCAGGCCTTTGACCAGGACCAGGACCTCATCACTGATGTGTTCCGGTATGGCGAAGCTGCTTACTACAAGGAACTCACGGCCTCGGGGCGTAAAGCTCCTAAGGGCCGGAAGCTCAAGAAGGAGTTCTCGGTCAACCTCAAAGAGTGGCAGGCTTACAAGAACGCCGGTCGCACCGCAGACTACACCGCCAAGTACGGCACGGCTCCACCGAAGTCCATCCAGGACGCCGGTAAGAAGCTGGACGATTGGAACAAGTCTATCCTGGAGGACATGCAGGATCCTGGGGCCAAGTATGGCAAGTCCGGGTCTGTACCTCCGGTGGCTGGGGCTGATCAGGTGGTCTGGAAGGAAGGGTACTTCCCGCAACAGGTCAGCAGCAACAAGATCGCTGCGTGGGCCAACAAGGGGTTCCCGGATGCTCTTAACCAGGTACTCAAGCGGGCTCTGTACAACAAGGCCCTCCAGACGAACCCTAACGTCAAGTTCGATGACTTCGAAGCCATAGCCAACCTCATCTCTGACGCGATGTACAAGGGCGGGACTACCAACTTCTACGGTAGCCGTGTCCCGAGCTTCAAGACAGCCGAGGACCTGATCCAGCACGCCCAGAACTCTGGGCTTAACCTCTCCCCAGCGCGGATGCAGCAACTCCGGGACAGCTTCGACTTGTTCGTCGGGCAGTCCAAGGAAGCGACGTCCAACCTGAAGGAACGTATGGACATCGACATTCTTCAGAAGTACACCGTGAACGGTAAGGGCGGCAAGACAGAAGATCTGTCGATGCTGGACCTGCTCGAAGATGACTTGATGAACAGCCACCAGAACTACTCTCGGACCCACCGAGGGTGGACTGCCATGGCCAACTCGTACATCCCGGACAAGGAGACAGGCAAGGCTCAGACGGTACAGGTGCCGGTCGATCCTCAAGACCCCACCAAGGGCATGAAGGACCAGTATATCACCTTCAGTAACATGCAGCAAGTCAATCAGTACCTGCATGACCTGGAGCGGATCCACACTGACCTCCAGCTCGACCGGAAGAACTGGAACCCGTTCACTCAGAACACCGATGGTGAACCTAGCCTCTGGAGACAGGGGGACCGGGACATCATGCGCGAGTCGATGATGTGGATGATCAACCAGTCGGGCGAGAAGCCTAGCCGGTTCGCTCAGGTAGCTCGGATGTTGACTTTTGCCCAGATGTTGGGTAAGGGCGGCATGTCGACCCTCCAGGAGTCCATGTCTTACCTCGGTAGGACCGGGGTCCATGGGGCGATGCGCTACGTCGACGATCGGACG